GAAGTTTTTTCGTGCGATGTCGGTTCGGTGCTCTGTAAACATTTCACAAATCACTCTGCCAGATTGACTGATATAGAAATATTTCTCCCCAAACTTCCACTCTTCCTGTTTCTTCTGCATCTCCGCTTCTTTCTCCAATGCTTCCAGCTTCCCCAAAAATTCCGCTTTCAGGGCTTCCATTTTCTTCTCAATGTCGCTCATTTTAACATTTCCTTTCTTTTTCCATTTATTTATAATCCACTCCGATATAATCAAGAACCTTTCCTAAACCTAATCCTTTACCGTCTGGCAACCACACACCGTTTTCATTTGTTCCTCCGTTTATGCAATATTGATAAAGCTTAGGATGTGATTCTTTCAGTTGCTGAAAACGATTTGGTTCTTTTTCAAGGTGGCATCCAAACATACAAAATACACATCCAGTTCTCTGTGCTTTTGTTGTATAATATTTTCCCGATTTATCAGTACAAATATCTCCGTATATTTCATTGGCATAAGAAATTTTATGCGTATAAATATATTCAAGCACATCTTGCTCAGTCCAAAAAGACATAGGTTGAGAACGTGGACGCTTTGTATCAAAAGCATTACAGCCGTGAATCAGCCACTGTTCTTTTCGGAGACGACTTTCACTTGCCATTGTTGCCACAATAGGAACCCTGCCTGTTTCTTTTTCATACTGTTTCAGGGGTTTTTTCTTTATAACAGTGCAGCATTCTGAAGAACAATTAAAGGGTGCATCAAGCAGGTACTTCCATTTTTCACAGTTATACGGACTTTTCTGCCCATTTTTATCAACTGCAAGACCACAGAGCTTTTTGTAATCTCCGTGCGATGTCTCACGCCCTTCAGCAATTGCTTTCTTAGCATAATGCACACGCCTTGCAACCTCTTTTGAAATGACAGGATAGCCGTATTTCTCAATCACTTGTCGGAAATTCATTTTCGGGCGAACAATAGTAACATCACCTACGTTTTTTACAAAAGCTTTGATTTCTGGATATTCCATCCCGGTGTCTACAAAGACAGGGGTTACATCATAAATACCCGGCGTATTTCGCACAATGTTTAGAAGAACAGTGCTGTCCTTGCCACCCGAAAATCCAACATACACGTTGCCTTCGTAGTGGTCGTACCACTCACGAATGCGGCGTTGTGTCATTTTGATTTTTATATCAAGCGGAAGTGCCTGCATTTGATATAAATCACTTATTTGATGCTTCATTGTAAATTTCCTTTCTCTTTCATTCAGATTCTTTCGCTTCTTTCTTCATTTGGCAACACATCTTCCAGCACATCTAAGCCACCATATATACGTAACTGCAACGCATCAATCACAACAAAGTTGATATATGTGTCGATGTCGGCAAAATCAACATATGTATCCGGGTCTGTATCTCTCCGGCCTGCTGTTTTTTGCACCATTGCTTGCCGGATGATGTCCAGATGCTCTTTTAGCATCCTGACATCCTCTTTGGTGCAGGTGTTTTTGTGCTGCAACTTTAAAAAGCTCCACATCATCTGTAGCTGTCCTTCGTCAAGCTCTTTGAGATTGTGTTTTGCCATCGCTTATTTCACCTCTCCCAGCAGCTTTTTCGCATCGTCCTCATACCGCCATTTGCATTGTCCGTCACAATCACAATCCCTGTCGCAGTAGTCACAGTATTCACGTGCTTCACAGCCTTCGTGTTTTAAACGTTTTTCATACGGATTATATCCCGCAAATCCCATAAAAAGCCCCTCTGCATCATCTGCTACTTTTTTCAGCATCTGTTTCAGCTTCTGGTTCTCCTGTTCCAGTTCCTTGTTTCGCTGTTCGAGCAGTTCCACGGTTCGTTCCAGCGGCTGAATCGTTCCAAGCAACGTCTGTTTGATTTCATGCATTGGATTTTCATCGTAAGCACGTTTGTTCCATCTTGTTGCATATTCGCCGATACAGCCTGATTCAAGGCATGCATCGCCTGCTCCAATCGAAAACGGCATACAAATATCATCCAGAATGCAGGATTCCTCTTTATTTATGTCGTAATCTTCATGCAGGAAATACAAATAATTTCTCCGCTTTCCGTCCCTGCCTATCTGCACATCGTTATGAAACTGCATTTTCCGTCCGCAGAACGGACAAGGTTTCAGCCTGTTGCCAAGTGTTTCTATCGTTTCTCCAAGAGCTTGCTGCCGTCTGTTCCAGTCCTGACAAGCCTTGTACTTGTTTGCAAACCATTCTCCGGTGCTGTTGTGTACCCCATTTTCAGAGCAAAACAGCTTGTAACAATGTTCCGCTTTTTCCGGATCTATGTCGTAAATGTCATTGATTTTCGGCACAGCCCCACAAATTGCACAGGGCATCAGATGTTCGACCAGTTTTCCCATTTTTCATTTCTCCTTTTCATTTATATCAAAAGTCCACGCTTCGCAGGCGTGTAAAACACCTTTTCTTTCGGATAGTTTGCTGTATACGGTTCTGATAATGTGTTCCCCTGTGCAACAATTGCTTTCACGCCAAGCAAACTAAGCTGCACATAGCACATGTAGACCGCTGTCCAGTCTAAATCCTGACAAACCACATCCAGTACCCTTTGATAATTGATTCCCTTTTCCTGCAATACCTGTGCTGCGGCGATGACCATTCCACCGCTACCGCAGGTAGGCTCACAGAGCGAAAGCTTCTTGTTTTCGTCTATGGTATCTGGCAACGTCAGTCTTGCAGTTGCCAGACTGACACTGTACGGCGTGAAAAACTGTCCGGAATTTTTATTTCCGCCGATGCTTTCCATATAGACTTCACCCAGCACATCACCAAGCCCTTTTTCATAGGCAAGTATCAGCATCCCAGCCATTTCAGCCATTTTCATCCGTTCTTCTTTGCCGTATCTGTTCATCGTTGCAAGATACTGTTCTTCTCGTTGCTTCCACAGATTGTCGTGAAATATCTGCACACTGTTGCTGATCGACAGTGCAACGCACTGAATCCAATCAGCAAACACCACCTGCGGAGCATATTTTCCGGACATCTGCTTGATGCAGGCTGCTATTTGTTTTTTCGTAAGACCACCCCTCATATCACATATTTGTCATGTGCTGCTTCCAAATCCTTTTCCGTCAGGTCTAAATACAGCTGTGTTGTTCCCAATTCTTCATGTCCCAGCATCTTAGAAACCTGCTCGATTGGCATCCCACGACGTAAAGCAAATGTTGCACAAGTACGCCTGAATCTATGGGCATGACATTTTTCAACGCCTGCTCGTGCCCCAATCCTGCGAATCAGACTGGATAACGGATCTCTACCACCATGCCCATCCGGATTCACAAGTTGCTTATAACGATACCAATTCCCGTTTTTCAGCTTTTGAAGTTCTTTTGCTCGTTCTTCATTCGAAGTCCCTGCAACAATAGATGCCGGATTCAAATAAGGGTTGTCATCTTCTCGTTCTGAAAGGTAATTTTTTATAGCAAGTTGTGCCTTTGCGTTTAAGTACACATATCGTTCTTTCTTCCCTTTCCCGAAAATCAGGATTCTTCCGTTGCTTTCAATATCTGAAATCTTGATTTGTGCAAATTCTGAGATTCGGCAAGCAGTCGAAAGCAGTACTTCAACAATCATTGTTTCCCGTGCATTTTCACATGCTCCACGAATCAATTCAACTTCCATTTCTGTAAAGGCAGCTTTTTTATTCTTTTCGCACTTGATTCTTGGGCATTTCAATGTTGGGGAACGCACAATCAGTTCTTCTGCTGCCAAAAACTTAAAAAATGAACTCAAATACCGCAAAAGTGTGTTGCAATAGCTCAACGAAACATGATCTCGCATCTGCTTAGTTGCCAAATAATAACGAATATCATCGCTGGTAACTTCATCCGCAGTTTTTCCAATCTCACAAAGGACTTTCCAAACTGTATTTCTATATTGTTCCAACGTCCTTTTCGTGCATCCGCAAACAGCTTTGGCAACGATAAACCGCTTGATATATTCCTGATTCTTTCCACCGTTGTATTCCACGATTGCAGTTTCTTTCTGCACAAGGTCGTACTGATAAAGTTCCCGAATCAAAATGTTCTTCACGATGTTTTCGCTGCCGCTGTACTGTTTGGACACCTCGAACACAATTTTGTTGATGATGTCATCCTTCTGCATCTTCCAATTTCACCTCCAGAGCTTTTACCAGTCCACTGCTTTATCAATCATTTCTCTCTGTTGCTCTTTTGACTGTCGTAAATAGATCTGTGTCATATTGACGCTGCTATGCCCCAGCAAATCAGCCAGCAAAGCAATGTTGTTATTTCGCTTCAAAAATTCAATTGCGAAAAAATGGCGAAATGCATGCGGATGCATAACCTCTTTTGGAATCCCGTACCTTCTTGCAAATCTTTGCAAGGCTTCTGATACTCCTTTACTTGTAATGGATTTTCCATTTTCGCCTTGCATCACAGTTTCGTTTTCCTGAATGGTTTCCAAATAATCAGCAATGTCATCTAACAGCGATTTTGGAAAATAAACAGTCCGCATGTGGGCTTTTGTATAGATGTCCACTTGTCTGTTCATTACATCCTTCTTGCAAATACGAATTGCTTCTGAAATTCGCATTCCCGTTTTCGCTAAAAGCATCACATTCACATACCAATGAATATTTCCGTCTTTTTTCAACCCTGCAATCAGCGTTTCAAATTGCTGGCATGATATGACATTGTCAACATATGTTTTTTTCGGCATCTTCACAGGTTTTAGCTTCATCGGTATTTCCTTGAAATCGCAATACCGCAAAACAGCTGTGATTCGATTATTGACCGTCTGCGGTTTGAAATTTTCAATCAAATGCTGCTTAAAAGCAATCAAATTCGGTTTTGTTATTTCATCAAACATTTCAGAAAATCTGATTACCCCTCTTACATATGCCGCAATCGTATTTGGGGCAAGCTCTTCCTCATACAGATACGACCGAAACCCTTCTATATCAATCATGGAACTTCACCTTCTGTCCGCAATACGAGCAATACTGCACCTGCTTGCCTGTATGCTGCAAGTTTCCGCATGCTCTGCACGTCCACCAAACATATCCATCCATCAGTGTAGATGTTTCCACGTTTTCCGGAGCGGTCGGAACAGCTTTTTCTCTTGCTTCGTCCAGTTCCGCAAAAAGCCCGTCATAGCGTTCCAAAATCTCATACGGGGAAATATCGTGATACTCCCACAACGCTGTATTGATTGCTCTTGCACATTCCGGCTTCATTGCCCGATCGGAATCTTCTCCGAACAGAATTTCTTGAATCCCCTGCCATTCGTCAAAGTCCAGCATGTCCATGTCGGTTTCTACCGCATAATCGACCTGCTCCGGAAATGGAATTTCATTTTCAAACAGGTTTACGACCATAGAATACACATACCGGACAGAGCCAAATGGATGTTCTGCCTGCTCTTTTTCCGTAGTTTCCTTTAGGAAGCACGTTTCCGGAGCGTCTACAATGCCACGTCCCTGATTCAGCATCCACTGAACAATTTTATTTCTTCTCTCACTCATCGCTTTTTTCTCCATACGCTTTTGGAAACGGCATCCACGCCACGACATCATCCAGCAAGTCAATTCCAACATCGCCTGCTCGCATCACCACAAACCGCTTGTCAACCGCCCAATACTGTGCAACACACACTTCCCGGAATCCGGTCAGCTTGTTGTAGCGTGTCACCAATAGCGTTCCGGATTCCTCCGGCGGTTCTTCTGCAACCGGCGTCCATCTCATCGCAGAATCCACGTCATTCAGTAGGCTGCACGCTTCATCAATCGCTGCATCCGCTCCGCCGATATAGTCCAGCATCGCATACACTTCCCGGCGGATGACGTAATCATCCGGAATCGTAAAGTCCAGATTCTTGTACTGTGTTTCGATATAGTCTTTCATGATTATTTCTCCCTATCTCGTTATTTTAAAAATCCGGCACAGTCTGCACAATACAGACCGCCGCTTGCTGATCTCATGAGTAGCACACCGCTGATTTTACAGTGGCAGCATTGCTTCGGTATATCGTCCGGAGCAGGCATCGGCTGATTCCAGCAGTATGTGCAAAGGCTTGTCCATGTGCTGCCCCGTCCCTTGTCGTCCTGCTCACACAGTCCCTTTTCACAATGCAGAAAAGGTTGACTGCTTGGGCAGCCATCCACACCGCCAATTGCTTCTTCATGCACCATGTACGGTTTCTTTTTCTTCATGCATTCCTTCAAGGTCATGCTGCTTCGCTC